GCCTTTAATCCTCCAGCAAATGATAACTTTGATAGAGTTTCAAGATCAATTGAAGTTTTATACGAAGGAGCCAAAGTTGTAGGTTCGGATATGATGCTTAAGTGGGAAATGTCTGAAAACATGACAAGACCTATGGCAGACACAACTCGTGTTGAAATGAGTTACTCAATGGCTGCACCTAGAATGTACAAAGGCGTTATACAATCACTCATAAGTAAGTGTATAGGTTTTGCTGATGTAATACAATTAACGCATTTAAAAATACAGCAGGTATTGTCTAGAATGGTTCCTGACGGAATATTTTTGGATATGGACGGCTTAGCTGAAGTGGATTTAGGTAATGGAACAAATTACAATCCAGCAGAAGCATTAAATATGTATTTCCAAACAGGTTCTGTTGTAGGTAGATCATTAACTCAAGATGGAGATATGAATAGAGGTAAAGTGCCTATTCAAGAATTATCTTCGTCAAGTGGTATTGGAAAAATACAAGCCCTTATAACTGCGTACAACTATAACATGCAAATGATTAGAGATGTAACCGGTTTAAATGAAGCTCGTGACGGTGGAATGCCCGACGCTAATGCTTTAGTAGGTTTGCAAAAAATGGCTGCTAACGCATCTAACACTGCTACAAAACACATTCAAGATGCAAGTATTTATTTATCTTTAAGCACTTGCGAAAACATATCTTTAAAAATTGCCGATGTTTTAAACTTTCCCCTTACTAAAAATTCTTTAATGAACAGTGTTTCTACGTTTAATGTAGATACTCTAAAGGAAATTGAAAGACTTAATTTACATGACTTTGGTATATTTTTAGAAATGGAACCAGATGATGAAGAGAGAGCGGGGCTGCAGCAAAACATACAGATAGCTTTGCAAACAAAAGAAATTGACATTGAAGATGCTATTGACATTAGGGAAATAAAAAACTTAAAATTAGCTAATCAAATGCTTAAGTTAAAGCGTAAGAAAAAGCAAGAAGCAGCTCAAGCATTGGTTCAGCAAAATATTCAAGCACAAGCTCAAGCGAATGCGGAGTCTTCTGAAAAAGCAGCTATGGCTGAAGTTCAAAAGCAACAAGCATTAACTGCTGAAAAGGTTGCAATAGAACAAGCTAAAGCTGGATTTGAAATGCAAAGAATGCAAGCTGAAGCTCAAATTAAAAAAGAATTAATGGCTACAGAATTTCAGTATAACATTCAATTAGCTCAAATAGCAACAGCAGCTACACAACAAAAAGAAAAAGAGATTGAAAATCGTAAAGATAAAAGAATAGAAAAAGAAGGAACGCAACAAAGCGAAATGATACAGCAAAGACAAACAGAAGGTATGCCTAAAAACTTTGAATCATCAGGTAATGATGTAATGGGTGGTTTTGGAGATCTTTCTTCGTTTGGACCTTCGTAATCAAGTATTTAATAATTATATAATATCATATCATGAGTGAACAAGTAAAAACGGAAGGATCTTTTAAGATCAAATCCAAACCAAAATTAACTGAGGAACAAATAGGTGCTCAAAACAAAGAGCCTTTAGTTGACATTCCTAGTAATATGACAAGAGTAGTAATTCCTAATCAAGAAACAGATGCCGTTCAAGAGCCAAGCGCAGAGAAAGTGGATGTGGATGCACCAGCCGAAGATGGCCCGACAATGGTCGCAGGAACATCCGAACCAGAACCTGCAGAAGTTACCGAAGAAATTAAAGAAGAAGTAATAGCTCAACCAGTACAGCCTGAATTACCGGAAAATATCAATAAGTTAATTGATTTTATGAAGGAAACAGGCGGAACATTGCAAGACTATACTAAATTAAATACTAACTACGACGATTTAGATAGAGACGTTTTAGTAAAAGAATATTATAAAAACACTAAATCTCATTTAAGTGCAGAAGAAATTGATTTTATGATCGAAGACAATTTTGCATTTGATGAAGATATAGATGAAGACCGCGAAGTTCGAAGAAAGAAGCTCGCGTATAAAGAGGAGGTTGCAAAAGCCCGTACATTTTTGGAAGATACAAAGAATAAGTATTATGATGACATCAAGTTGAAGTCACCAGCTTTATCTGAAGATCAACAAAAAGCATCGGACTTTTTTAATCGACACAAAGAGGATCAGGAAAGAAACGATCAATCTCGTGACGCGTTTACATCAAAAACTAATGAAGTATTTAATGAAAAATTCGAAGGTTTCGATTTTACATTAGGAGACAAAAAGTTTAAATATGGTGTTCAAAACCCGTCGCAAGTTAAAGAAAGCCAGTCAGACATCAATAATTTTGTGAGGAAGTTCCTTGGAGAAGATGGGACTTTTAAAGATGCCACAGGGTATCACAAGGCATTGTATGCAGGTGCAAACGCAGATAAAATGGCGAATCACTTTTACGAACAAGGCAAAGCAGATGCTATTAGAGATGTTGTAAACAAATCTAATAACACGTCAACAAGCGCTAGGAAAGCAGCACCTGTTGATAGCGCAAGGTTTGGAGCATACAAAATTAAATCAGTTTCTGGAGCGGACTCATCAAAATTAAAAATTAAAAAGTTTAGAAACTAAAAATTATGAGTTTATTACCACAATTTGGGCAAATTATACCGTCCCAGTCGCCACAATTACTTGCGACAAATTATTTACAATGGAACAACAACGGCGGAGCTGCTGGTATTCCAGGAAACTTTGCTGATTTTGCTCAGCAATATTTACCAGAAATTTATGAAGCAGAAGTAGAGCGTTACGGAAATCGTACGTTATCTGGATTCTTAAAAATGGTTGGCGCTGAAATGCCAATGACGTCTGATCAAGTTATTTGGTCTGAACAAAACCGTTTACACATATCTTACATAGGTTGTACACTTGGTGCAATTGCTGGAACAACACAGGTTATAAATCTTAGCCCAGGTGTTGCTACTGCTCAAAATGTAATTTCAGTAAATGATACTGTTGTTGTTTTAGATCCAACTACTGGATTAGAAGCTAAAGGTATCGTTACAGCTACTACAATTGGTGTTGGAGGAAGTATTACTGTTCAAAGTTTTAGTGGAGCTGCTTTTAACGGAGCTGGTAACCTAGGATTTTCTGCGGCTGGTCTTAAAGTGTTCGTTTACGGATCTGACTATTCTAAAGGAACTACTATTGCTGCTGTAGGAGCTGGAAATTCAGCTGTAAGACAGAGTATCGACCCTGTATTAACGCAATTTTCAAACTCACCAATCATTATTAGAGATCAGTATGTTGTATCTGGATCAGATACTGCGCAGATTGGATGGGTGAATGTAGCTACTGAAGATGGAACTGACGGATACCTTTGGTATTTGAAAGCTGAATCTGAAACACGTTTACGTTTTGAAGACTACTTAGAAATGTCAATGGTAGAAGGCGAATTAAATACATCTGCTTTAAACCCATTAACTCAGCCAGGAACGCAAGGTTTATTTGCTGCTATCCAAGCTAGAGGAAATGTAGAGACTGGCTTTACAGCTGCTCAAGGTTTAGGTGAATTTGATGCTATCCTTAAAAACTTAGATACTCAAGGAGCTATTGAAGAGAACATGTTGTTTTTACAACGTCAAACTTCTTTAGACTTTGATGATATGTTAGCTAGTATTTCTAGCGGTGTTCAAGGTGGAGTTGCTTTCGGTTTATTCGAAAACTCTTCTGAAATGGCACTTAACTTAGGATTCAGTGGATTCCGTAGAGGATCTTACGACTTTTACAAAACAGATTGGAAATACTTAAATGATGCATCTACTCGTGGAGCAATCAATGGAGTTAATTCAATTGAAGGTGTATTAGTACCAGCTGGAACTTCAACTGTTTATGATCAAGTATTAGGAACAAATATCAGACGTCCATTTTTGCACGTTAGATATAGAGCTTCTCAAACTGATGATCGTAGAATGAAGTCTTGGTTAACAGGATCTGTTGGTGGAGCTAGTAACTCAACACTTGATGCGATGGAAGTAAACTTCCTTTCTGAAAGATGTTTAGTAACACAAGCTGCTAACAACTTTGTATTATTCAGAGGACTATAACTAGTCACAATTATGTAATAACTACCCTCGTTGTAATGACGGGGGTAATTATTATTTTTAAACTATTAAATTATATTATATTATGGCAAATAAAAAAGTGCAACCCAAA